ATGAAGATATATCCGAAAGATATATAAGATATAAAAGAAGATATTAATCTGAGACCCCACTTTACCGAGTGGGTTTTTTATTTATACTAATTTTTACTTAAAAAAAACCTAACCTATATTTATATGTGATATGGCAAATGGTATTACTTATGGAATTTCCTTCCCTTTTGTTGACTCTTTTACAGGACGATATTTGGATGTAACAAATTCGACTGAAGGTGAAATAAGGGCAAATTTAGTTCATTTAATTTTAACAAGAAAAGGTTCAAGATATTTTTTACCTGATTTTGGAACAAGACTTTATGAGTTTATATTTGAACCATTAGACGGACCAACTTTTTCTGATATTGAAGCCGAGATAAGAAGTTCAATTGGAACATATATGCCAAATTTGCAAGTGACCAATATAAGTGTTGAACCGGCATCTGCTGGTTTAGAAGATAAAGGTTATACCGTGAATAGAAATGGAGAAAGGGAGTTTAAAGTTACAAATATTGCAACTTTAGAACACACCGCAAAAATTAAAATAGATTATCGTATAACAGATTCGGCTTTTGAATCAAGCGATTTTATCATTATCAATATTTAATATTATATGGCAGAGAAAAAAATTTCCTATACCGTAAGGGACTTTCAAGGAGTTAGAACTGAATTAATTAATTTTACAAGAACTTATTATCCTGATTTGGTCCAAAATTTTAATGACGCAGGTATTTTTTCTGTGATGTTAGATTTGAACGCAGCGGTTACGGATAACTTGAATTATCAAATTGATAGAAGTATTCAAGAAACCGTATTACAATTTGCACAACAAAAAAATTCGGTATATAATATTGCAAGAACTTATGGATTAAAAGTTCCTGGACAAAGACCATCGGTTGCTTTAATTGATTTTTCAATTACGGTTCCGGCTTTTGGAGATAGAGAAGATTTGAGATATTGTGGTGTTTTACGAAGAGGATCACAAGTTAATGGTGGAGGACAACCATTTGAAACGGTATATGATATTGACTTCGCGTCACCAATCAATGCCGAAGGATCACCAAATAGAATTAAAATACCAAACTTTGATTCAAGTGGAAAATTGTTAAATTATACAATTGTTAAAAGAGAAGTTGTTGTTAATGGTATAACAAAGGTTTATAAAAGAGTAATAACGCCAAACGACTCAAAACCTTATTTGGAATTATTTTTACCTGAAAAAAATGTATTAGGAATTACTAGTGTTTTATTGAAACCTGGAACTCAATATTCAACAATACCAAATCCACAAGACTTTTTAACTTTGGGACAAGAAAGATGGTATGAGGTTGACGCATTAGTTCAAGATAGAGTTTTTATTGAAGATCCAACGAAAACTTCAGATCAACCAGGTATAAAAGTAGGAAGATATATTACGACATCAAACAAATTTATTTCTGAATATACACCACAAGGATTTTGTAAAATGACGTTTGGTGGGGGAAATATTTCTGCTGATGAACAATTAAGACAATTTGCAATTGATGGAAAAGGATTTGATTTGAGTAGATATACAAATAATTATGCTTTGGGAGCGGCTCTTTCACCAAATACGACATTATTTGTTCAATATAGAATTGGTGGTGGTTTATCAAGTAATTTGGGTATTAATACAATAAATCAAATTGGTACGGTTTCATTTGCAGTAAATGGACCTTCACAAAGTGTTAATAATAGTGTTATTAATAGTTTACAATGTAATAACGTAACTGCAGCAATTGGAGGAGCAAATCCACCAACAACTGAAGATGTTAGAAATTTGGTGTCTTTTAACTTTGCAGCTCAAAACAGAGCGGTAACCGTAAATGATTACAATTCACTTATTAGAACTATGCCATCTCAATTTGGGGCACCAGCAAAAGTTGCTATCACGGAAGAAAACAATAAAATAAGAATTAAAATGTTGTCTTATGATGCTAGTGGAACTCTAACAAATGTTGTATCAAACACCTTAAAACAAAATGTTGCAAATTATTTATCAAACTACAGAATGATAAATGATTATATATCTATTGAGGCCGCTGATACAATAGACTTGGCTGTCACAGTTGACGTAGTTTTAGATAATAGTCAAAATCAGGGGGCAATCATTTCAAAAACAATTCAAATTATTACGGACTTCTTTAATCCGTTAGTTAGAAATCTTGGTCAAAATGTTAATATCTCTGAATTGAGAAGATTAATTCAATCAGAAAATGGAATTGTAAGTATTACAGATGTTTTATTCTTTAATCAAGTTGGAGGTCAATATTCGTCAAGTCAAACTTCTATGCCGTATGCAGATCCTGTTACAAGACAAATTCAACCAACGGCAGATACTTTATTCGCAACACCAACACAAACTTATCAGATTAGATATCCAAACAAGGATATTAATGTTAGAGTTTTGAACCTGAAATCAGTAAACTTTTCTTAGCAATTTATTTTTTTCAACTTATAACTATTTTTATCAAAATAGCAAATAAACTATTTATGAAAAAACGTTTTTTTAATGGGTAAGTCGTATAGAATAAGAACTGAAGTTGGTGTAGACAAATACATAAATGTAAATTTAGAACAAGATTGGGAATCTTTAGAGATATTGTCTCTAAAAATTTTGGCAAACGAAGTGTATACTCGTTTTTGTTCTGACTATGGTGTTGTCACGGGTAGAGTTTTTGTAAACGGAGGATTTGGATTACCAAACGCTAAAGTCTCTGTTTTTATTCCGTTGGATGCCGCTGACGAATTAAACCCCGTAATCTCAGAATTATATCCATATAAAACAATAACTGAAACCAACGCGGATGGTTATAGATATAATCTATTACCCAAATTACCTTCATATAACGGACACGTCTCAACAGGATCTTTTCCTAATAAGGGTGATGTTTTAATGGACGGATCGTATATTGAGGTATACGACAAATATTATAGGTTCACCGTAACAACAAATGAAAGTGGTGACTTTATGTTTTTTGGTGTTCCAGTTGGAACTCAAACAATCGTAATGGATGTTGATTTATCTGACATTGGTTGTTTTTCATTATCACCACAAGATCTAATACAACAAGGATTGGCAACAGAAACTCAAGTTAATGGAGCCAAATTTAAATCATCAACAAACCTAAGAGAGTTACCACAAATTAAAAATTTAGTTTTTGACGTTGATGTTCGACCATTTTGGGGTGATGCAGAACTTTGTCAAGTTGGAATAACACGAGTTGATTTTGATTTAACAAAACAAGCAAATATCAACATACAACCTACGGCGATTTTTATGGGGTCGATTATCTCGACAACTGATGACGACGCTTTAAAGGTAAGTTGTAAACCAAAAAATAATACGGGTAATTTATGTGAATTAGTTGCAGGGCCTGGTGAAATTCAAGCAATTAGACAAACCATATTTTCAGATGATAATGGACTTCCTATATTGGAGAGGTATGAAATAGAACAAGAAGGAAAGGTTATTGATGCTGACGGAACTTATTTATTAAATGTACCAATGAACCTTGATTATGTTTTTACCAATGAGTTCGGACAACAAGTAATATCTAATGATCCAAAAAAAGGAATACCAACAAAAGGGAAATATAGATTTAGGTTTAAATGGCAAAACGAACAAGGACTTCAAGGAAGTTTTCAAAGAGCAAATTTTTTAGTTCCAAATATTAAAGAATATGGTTGGAATAACACATATAATTCATCAAACGACCCATTCACAAATTTAACATCAGGAACTTATACATATCCATCAATAGCTGCTGGATCAATTACGGGTTTAACATCAACAAATAATTTTGGTGTTAATTTAGGTCTGTCACAACCTACAACAAATAATGTTAGTTCATATTCAATTTATCTTAATGGTCAATTGTATATTGGAAGTTTAAATTCAATACCTTTTAATATTGGTGATACGATACAAATTGTTGCAACTCCTGTTGATTCATCTCAACCTCAATCAATCGTATTTACATCATATCAAGAGGAGTTATTTAATTTGTTAAGATCATACGCTTTTAGTACAGATTGGGATGATTATGCTAATATACAAGAAGCTCTTAACTGTGAAGACACATTTTATGAATTTCGATATAATAAGGTATATACCACCGCCATGTTTTTGGACCGATATAAAAAAGGTATTGGTAGAGCAAAACATTTAGGTATTAAAGAAATTGATAATAGATCTTGTAAATCAACCGTCAATACATTTCCAGTAAACGACATTATTAGAAATTTTGACGCAATATTTTTTGTTTTTAATATTCTTATAAACATTCTAACATTTCCAATTTTAACTCTTTTATTTGTTGCTCATTTTATTTCATTTATGTGGCCAATATTGAAATATGTTTTAATTGTACTTGGAATTTATTTAACTTACGATGCGGTTGTGTCGGGATTGGAGGCAATTCAATCAGGAATACAGGCAATTAACTCGGCAGCGGGGATATTAAGTGTTGGTCTTGGTGTTGTTATTAACGCTGGATTCTTAGGGGAAACAATACGATTACTATTGTGGGGTATTGCTCAAATTGCCATAGCAGCATTTAAAATTGCTTTAGCCGCGGCATTTACTGCATTTGCCATATTTGCGGCGGCAAAAATAAAAGGATTTCCAAGAATTGGTTTACCAATGATTTCATATCCTGATTGTACAAGTTGTGATTGTGACTGTAAAAATGCAGACATGAGTGATGATTTTGACTCAAATTCTGTACAAGCAGAAATTGATGCTGCAACACAATCATCATCAGGACCAAATAATACAATATTATCAACTTCAAAAACATTAATTGCTCCTGTGAATTCTTCTGGGTCATATTTAATAGAACATCCTAATTTTAAAAATGATCCAAATAATAATGACCCTTTTCCTCCTTGTAAGTCGTTAACAACTTTACTAGGATCAACTAATCCTGATATCACTACTGATGTTGCAGTTAGGGCTTCTTTAGATTATATTAGAATTGCTTCAGGATATGATGTTTTGACTTCATCAGATCCAAATAAATATATACCAAATGAGGCTTATTTGTTAAAGGCTCCACAACCATTTTTATTTACGGCAAATAAAAATCCAGGGGCGGACGATAGATCTTTTGCTTATCCTACTTCTGTAACATTTTCACAAAAATTAAATGAATTTAACACTAGAGACAAATACTTCAAAAGTAGTACAACTTCAGCATTTGGTAGTGGTGTAAATAGGATTAAAACAGTTGTGAATCCAACATCAGGATCAACACCATATGAAGATCAGGTTATAGTTGTATTAATGAATCCTGGATCTACAACATCATTAGGTGTTGGAAACGTAGTTTCATTCCAAAATCCAAATTATATGGATTCAGGATCTACTTTAAGAATGGTAAATTTGACGGGAGCAACAACAAACCAATTTCAAAATAACTCAATAACAGGAACGACATTAACAGGTCAAACATCTATACCAATAAATTATGCAAACCCTAATAATCCTTCAGGATCATTGTCTGCTACGATTGTAATTAACTCACCACAAGTTAGTCAAAAACCAGTTATTGGTAATCCACAAGTTGAGCAGTCATACCTCCAATACCCCACAGATATTGAATATTTTCAGTTGATTACTGGAATGACTTATACTGATTTTATTACACAATCAAATTATACAACTGCTTCAGGATTTTTCCCCCAAGATTATTTATTACACGACATAAGTTATGTTGCCCCATGTGGTGCTAGTAATACCCTTACTAATATAATTGGGGTAATGCAAGGATACCAAACCTATGAAATTTGTATTTTTGTAAGAGGTGTAGATCCGTTTACTGCAAAACAAACAATATCTTATGACTTATCTAAAATATTTGGTAAATCTTATGGGAATATTTCAATACAAGGTGATTATTATTTAAATGTTCCAATACAACCATTACCCACATCATTAAAACCTACGACACATAATACAGTAAATAATGGAAATCAAACATTATATTTCCCTTCATTTACTTTTACACCTGATCCGACACAATATACCGCATTTACTTCTAACTTACCATATTATTATTTAAGTACTGATGATGTTTTATCTACGAACTATTCGCCATATCCAGGTCAATGGCAAACAAATCAACAAAGCACCACATCACTCCAAGAAACAATTGCTAATGGACGCAATATTCCAACATTAATACAACCTACATCCTTTTATACTGTTGGTGGGACATATTTAAGATGGGTAAATGATTTTCAGTCGACAAGTTTCTACATGCAAACAGGAAACAATAATAGTAACCCACCTTGTAATCAAGATTGTCAAAAGGGTGAATATTTTAATACTGGTTCAACATTTTATACGGGGGTTAATAATATGGGTAATTTATCTGCACTTTATTCTCCTGCATATTATAGATACGGATTGTCCCCAATATCATTTCCAACTGTAAATAGTAATCGTATTGTGATGAGATCCGATAGATTACCAAATTCCACAGGAGTTCAAAATGGACCGGCGGGTACTCAAACAGGATATGCTTTACATCAAAATGATAATTTTTCATTTTACACCCAAGATGGAAATCAAAGTCAACCAACAATCGGTGCTGGTGGAGACTTGGTATCTGGTGAATCTCAAGATGACGATCCAGTCACATCAGGATTAACAGAAACACTAACTTGTGAAGGAATGGTTCCTTTAGCTTGTTATACAGGATCAGGAAGTAATGTTGGGGTAGTTCCTTCGGGACAATGTTCAGTGCCCGAAAATAGAATGGTTAACGGATGTTATTGTTTATTAAATTATATAGAAACAGATATTCCAGTTTTCAAAAAATTATATTTAATTCCAGAATACTTTAGAGATGCTAGATTGTTTTTAGAATGGAAAACAAGATTTACGATGAATTTTGCGGCTTGTAGAGGAGTTTTTGCTCAAGTGTTTCAAAACAATTGGGTAAACGGAGTTTTATATATGTTTAATTTTAATAAAAGAACAACATTCAATATTTTAACACAACCAAATTATAATTATTGTGAAAATGTTATAGTTTTTAACGAACTTACAAATAATTTCTATTATAGGTCTTCCCCTTGGAATGATACAATACAAGAATTTATTGGAAAAAATTCCCCTAGTTATAACTCACAAAGTTTTTTATCAAATTTTCCTGGATTTGGTTATAATGAAAAACAAATACAATTTCCAACAACCGTTGTTGACTTGGGGCCAAGAGATTATTTCATAAATGAAGTTTGTTGTTCTTCAGGTATTGATGGTTTTGGTTCTTATTATGCAAACCAATTAAAAGCAACGTCATACCAAGACAACTCTGACATTATACAACTTGGATTTCTTTCTAGAATACTTAATGATGGTGTTAGACAAAGAATGTTACCCATTCCAAGTGGGGATAATTCTACTGAAGGAAAAGGCATAATTCAATTTTTCAATAGCACACGAGGTGGATATAGAATTGATGGTGATTGGGCTCAGATGTTATCAATAAATTCAGAATGGAAAGTTTTGCCGTTTATTACTGAAAACTTACCTCAGCCAAATCCAAATCAATATATTTTCTTTGGTGATAATGGGGCACCAAATGCTGACCTAATTAAACCTGTTATGGGATTATTTTTCCAAACTCCAACACCAAACTTAAGATATAGAAAAATAGAATCACCTGGAATTGAAACCTATAATTTTACACCTTTAATTGAGGAAAAATTTGGGTATTCAAAATCACAAGTTGTTCCAAACTACAAGTGGTCTTTAAAAAAGAGTAGTCCATCATCAAACATATTTGGAACTGAAGATAATAACTGGTATACAAATACAATAGGTCCAGGAGGAGTAGGAGGAGTTGGAGGATTCTATAAGAAAAAATACCAAGATTTAGATTTTACAACGTTAAATGAAAAATATATTACAACAACCACTAAATTAGGTTATATTGCTAATTATGATATTAATGGAAATCCTGATCCACAACCACTTCCAAATACAATCATACAAGGACAACCTATTGGAGTTGCCAATCAACCAATAGGATTGAATCAAGCAATTATAGTAGGTGCTCCATACCACTTCTATTTTGGGTTAAATAACGGAAAAACAGCCGTTGATAGATTTTATAAACTTTATGTTTCAACAGTAGAAGAATAATGGTAGATCCGACAACAAATATAATTTTATCGACCGAAAGATATAAGGGAGCACCAAAAACAGATCAGTTTATCAATGTTCCTTTCGCACAAACAAATAAAGAACTTATTGAATTTGATAGAAGCGTTGATTTAAATCTTACAACCGTTTTTGATGAAGAAAGACAACAATCTACAATATTTAGACCTGTAACCAAGTATTCTGTCATATTTGAAAATGCTTATACAGGATCAACAACTTATGTTCCATTTAGAGATAATCTTTATTATACAAATGCTTTGTCAAACGCAATATCATATTATCCTTCTGGAAATAATCCATCAGTTCCACCACTTCCAACAAATCAAAATGTTGCTTGGGATGGATTTCCTCAATACCCCGAATTTGATTTTATAAGAACTGATAATGATGTTCTTGGATATACAATTGGAAACGGAAGACATTTGGATTTTAAATCAGTAAGTGCAACAACATACAATTGGTCTCATTATTTAAGTTATGTTTATCAAAATGATTATAACAAAAATCTTTATGCGATTGAACCAAATACAAACATTTCTTGGAATTGGGTGGCTTCAGACGGACTTCCTTATTATGTAATTGTTGGTAGTGATCAAACAACAAGAGTTATTAGTTTTAAGTGTCCTGTTATGCATGGTTTATCTGTTGGAGAATCCGTTCAATTATCTACTAATTATAATGGAAATGAATTTTTTCAGGTAACCAGTTTGGGTGATCCTGCATCGGGATCGGATGAATACATTTTTAATATTAGAAACGTTGGTTATACAGGAAATACTTTTTTAACTTTTACACAAGGGACATTCAAAAGGGTTATAAATGTTTCAAATTCTGCAGATACAATTAGTAAATATTATGTTAGAAAACATAAAATATTAACAAACCCCGAATGTGCGGTTTTGGTAAATGCGGGATTTGAACAAAATGTTTATAACAATAAAACCAAGTGTGAAGTAAAATCATTAACACCAAATCAAAAACAACGAACATCTGTTAAAGAAGGTGCAAGATCATATACATTATCTTTTAATTGTGATGTGGATATTCTTGATTTATTGGATAACGAAAACAGACCTGTTAGTGAATTATTTTTTACAACAGTTTGGAGAGGTTATTTTGGTTGGACACAAAAATTAAAACAAGGTTGGTATTTTAATACTTATTTGGATCAAACAAACCCACAAATTTGGTGGGATCAAAATAATCCTGATTCTAATACAAGTATAATTCAAAATCAATATAATTCATTAGTGAATCAAGGTTCGTTTTTTTATAATGAACTATTAAACACAGGAGATACAATAGACGGAGATTATTGTGAATGGAATAATTTTGAACAACTTGAAAGAGTAATTTCATTATATCAACATAAAATAACATATAACGAAAATTGGTTTAGTTTGTCAGCAACCACATTGACACCAAATAACCAATATGGTTATTTTTATCAACCACATAGTCCAATTCAAATCAGGGCTTTTTCTGACTATATTGAAGAAGGTAGTTCTTTGAATGTTGTTGGAATACCTGATTATGCTTATTACTCAACGATGGACGCACTATTTAGATGGAGAGATTTATATCCTTATGGGTTTATTGATACAGATGGTGTTGGGGTTGATTTTCCGTTTTTAAATAATTCTCATTATCCGTTTACAAACACAATATTTAGAGTTACACCCGAAAATTACAACATACCGAGTGATTATGCTCAAACTGGAGCAGTTCCTGTGAACATAACAACAATTGCAGACCCAACGGCCGATGAATGCGAATAGAATAAAAATAGTAAAAGACGATATAAATAAGTTTGTTAATATACCAATTAACATGCAATGGGATTTTATGGGTCGAGACGATAGTATTTCGGAATATGAAATCGATGCGATTAAACAAGTTACAGGTGTAGCAGCAGATTTTGAAATTGCGAGATTTGCACATAACGTATTTTACAATCAAGATTCTGCGATAAATTATGAATTTAACTTTTATGATGATTCACAACCCATAACCGCAAATACAGTTGGAAACTGGTCTTCATCATATTTAAACAACGGATTTTCAGTTCAAGACATTTATTATTTTTCAAAACCTTTTACAAAGTCTTTTTTCAAACTTGATTTTTATGATACAAAAGAAGAAAAAACACAACAAATATATTTGTCAATTATTCTTCCCGTTCAACAAGGATTAACACAAACCGCAGTTTTATCACCACTTGTCCCCCCAGTTGAAATTAAAAAACCAAAAATGGTGTTAGATTATATTGGGGCAGATAAAGAAGGGTTTTTTGTATATTGGTTAAGAAGTAGAGATTTTATTGACATATCAACTTTTTTTATGACCGCCAAGTTTTTTGATGGAAGAGAAGGAGTTTTTAAACAAATGACAAATACAAGACAAGATTTAATCACACCTAATAAATTCCAATTCAACAATGAGGACTATTTTTATTATAAGGTGGATTTGGATTATAACAATAAAACTTACGAAGTGTTTTCGACATCAACAACTCTAAGGGTTGGAGATTCAAACTCACCGATAATTTGGTATGAATATGTTAACCCATAATGGAATTACAAGAATATAAGTTTATTGTTTCACCAGAAAATATCAAAAGTGATATTATTTTTGTTAACTATACAGGTGAAACAGATATTACAACAATTATTGATCCGTGTTGTTTAACGGCAACAACCGCAAGTGCGACAACAACAGGAACAACTGGTGTTTATCTTCCTATGTCGTATGTTTTAAGTGGAAACACAGGAGGAACTTCATTTTTAACAGGTTTATCTGTTAACATATTGATAACAGAGTCTGCAGTTGATCTTGGATATTATACTCCCTTTGATGGTTTAATATTGCAGGCCGACGTATTAAACAATTTTATTGTAACCGCAAACACAATAAATCCATATACTTACACATTTTATAATACGTCAGATTTAGAGTTTATTAAGTTTTTACAACTTGTTACATACACATTAGATTGGGGAGATGGATCACCACCACAGGCGGTTTTGGGAATAACACCTATTTTTCATACGTATCCTACGGCAGATAATAATTATACGATAACCTTGACTGCCAACTCGCCTTGGGGAATATCAAAAGTTCAAAAACCGGTTTTAACACCATATAGTGCCGCTACAATACCAAACCCACAAGGATCAATAACTTTTTATCCTGCTGGTGGATCGTGGTCTGCTAACCCAATAAGTTATGACTATATCTTTACGGGAGATTCAAATACAAACATCAACGACTACTATTCATACAACTACACTTCAGTTCCTTTTCCAATTACAGGTTTTACAGAATCAACCTTAAATGATTTGGCACAATTTGGACCAAAAATTAATTTGGCAGGAGGAAAATATAAATTGGGAATACAAGTAACAGGAAACACAGGAGGTATTGGTACTTACTATGGGGTTGATCCAACGGGAACTTATAGTGCCTACACAATGAACGGAACGATTTATCACGATTATGAAAATTTTACAATTTATTTTACCGACTCATACGGATTAGTTCCTGGTGAATTAGAATTATCAGCAATAACAAAAAATGAAGCACTATTGAATGTTATTGACCAACCAGAAATTATAACTAATGTTTATATTGAAAGGGGGAAATACACACCTTTAGAAAATGTTATGAGATTAGGTGAGGTTGATAACATGGGTGATTTAGAAAAATACGGATACAAATATTTTACAATAGAAAAAGTATCAACATAACTATTTAT